AGCTAGTAGGCATAAACTCTATGACCTTCATCTGCTTCAGAATTTCGTAAGAATCTCCACGCCCAAAGAGTTGAGTACAAAGACCAGCATAAGGTGCTTCGTAGTTCTTCATCTTCTCCGTAGCAGACCCAGGCATAAAACCAATGTCTCTGGTAGGAACAGCAGAACGTACAATAACAACCCTCTTCTGTTGACCAGACATAACAGCTTTAAGGGCTAAATAAAGGGCAATAAAACTCTTGCCCGTACCCGGTAGACCATGAAGGGTAAGATGTTGACCTCGTGCCCACCCTTTAAAAGCTAGACTCTGATTGTCAGTCTTTGGCTTAATCGGGGAGAGTGTAAGATTAACCGGTTTAACTTCTTTAGTGCGACGTTCCTTACGAATATTTTTCAATAGCCGAACACCTTATCTGCAGGATCGTACCGATCCAATTTTCTGTTAAAATCCCAATCCAGAAGGTTAGTCGATTTAGGACGGGACATAATTGCATATCTTAGTGCATCATATGTGTGATCATTTGGGTAACGATCATCGATGTCGTCCCCACCGTCAGGGTCAGTAGGAATACTAGGTAGATCAGCGATAAGCTGCCTGCAAGTATTAAAGAAGATAATACCAGGTCTTTTCTCACCATCGTCATACTCCTGTACTTTAAGTAGTTCATGGAGTCTGTTCTTACCAGCTACACGAGAACCTTGACCGCGATCAGAAGGTCTCCAACGGCATCCTAGAGCAATCATCTCTTCAGCAATACTTGGACCATTATGACCTCTTTGGTGCCATACAGAACTATCAAGCATCCCATAAGAAACAGACTCACCCGCTTCCCTAGAGAGTACTTCATAAGCCATATCCTTAGCGGTCATTCCTTTTTTGTAGAGTTCACGGTATACATATAAAGTATTATAAACCGGATCAATTGCAAGCCAAAGGACAGCAGCAGGACTAGAATAACCGTAATCAGCACCTCGAAAGCGACGCCAAGAAGATGGGATATCAAATGGGTCACAGGTATGAAGCTTTGGATTAAATTCTGCAAAGGCTGCTCCTTCCATAACGGACCAATCGCCTTCAAGAAGCTTGCGACGTTGATCTTCGGGGAGACCTTGCAGAGAGCGTTCATATGCTCCATCTGCATAAAGGTATGGATTATCCTTTAGCAAAGCAGGGATGAACTTTCTTTTAAACAGAGGCTTACCACGTTTATTTATATCTTCGTGATTATCTGGATATCTAAGAATTTCACCTGTTTCGATGTCAGTAGCCCAAAACGCCTTACCAGGGACTTCAGGGTCAATAAACATCTTCTTAACCCAATGATGTCCCGGTCCCCCAGGGTTTGTAGTGGCTCTCATAGAGAGGTTTCTTTTCAGTTCAGGATCAGAGGTACGAAGACGAGATTTAAGATACAACCAAGCAAAGGGTGTAGCATACTGAGTCAACTCATCAACACCGATCCAAGTGAATGCCTGACCTTGATAACGCATGACATCTTCGTCCCGTTCAAGGTAGGTCATCCAGAACTTAGCTCCTGAGGGAAATACCCACATAGATTCTTTTTCTTTCCACTTAGCTCCGGGAAAAGCTTTAGGATAAATCTTCCGTGATTCCCATTTCAGTTCGCGAAGTTCATCGTTTGTGCGGCGCAACAACAAACCAACGAAGTTGGGGTTGTTAAAGTACCTCATAGGGTCCGCTAGCATAGCATAGGATTTACCACCACCAGCGGCTCCGCCGTAAAGGACTTCCTCTTCTGAGGCTGACAAGAAATCACTCTGAGGTCCTGGATTAGGGACAAAGACTAGAGTAACTTCCTTAGGGACGGGCGGCAGGGTGGTAAAAGTAGGGGCTTTCCGTTCCTTAGGGACGGGCGGCTCGTTCCACTCTTCCTTGGGTATCTTTTTCCTGCGGTAGTCCTCTTCAGCCTTCTGTGCCCTCTTCTGAGCATTAATAGCAGCCCTTTTGGTAGCAGCTACTTTATTACCAGCCTTAGAGATTTTAGGAGCTTTAATCTTTTTTGTCTTCCCTTCGAGGAAGGGCTTACGGTGTTGGTTATAGAGATTAGAAACAGTCTGATGGACGAAGGTCTTCAGGAGTTTCTGTTGAAGCCATTCACATACTTCTCTAAGGGAAGAGCCTTGGTCGAGGTAATCGAAAGCTTGTTCAATATACTTAATCTGTTCAGGATCAGGGACAAGCTCAAAGGGATCATCAGGGTTTACTACGTAACCTGTTTTCACCTTACCGTAGGGTAGCTTCCGGGTAATGGAGGGCCAGCGGTCTAAATGAAGTTGGTTATCTTCCAATATTACTCCTCGTCATCCTCTTCTCCCTTCTTAGCAGGGAGGATAAACATATTCTTCTCTGTCTGGATATTAATGTTCTCTTCTTTGTTGATTCCACCACGATCAAGGATTTCCTTAGCAGCAGCAATAACATTCTTCGATCCCATAGCAGTAGGGTCTTTAAGAACACCTAGGAGATCAATGGAAGCCTTAAGAGTATGAGAGGCAAGATAGTCCTTAGAGATGTCTTGGATTTGTTTCTTGAGCCTCTTAGTAATCGTATAGATGGGCATGTCCTTAGGGAATCCAGCAAGGTCCATCGCCCTACGGACATCACCTCCTGCTTCTCCTGCGAGAAAGGCAAGAAAGGCCCGGTCCTTCAAGGTCAAACCTTCTTCATCTCGGACATCTGCCTCTAGTTCTTCTTTAAATTCTGACAATGAGAATACTCCATATAGAATTGGCTCCCTAAGTACTTGGCGATACCTAGGGAAGGGTCCTATGTCATTTGCCTATAGGACGGGGATTTATACTTAAAGATTATTTACCCTAAGGAACAGAAGTCATCAGGTATCGTACATCAGAAACACCTTAGACTGATGTTCCTAACGTTCTTGAAGATCAAGTTGTCTTGAATGATTAAACTTGAATGACTCAACTGTAGGGTAGAACCGATTGTTGGTAAGAAATCAAAAACAAATCGTAAGGAACAATCGTAGAGGACAGTTGCTACTGCTATCGCAGGTAAGTACAAGTTGTAAGGCACAACTTCTTATTTCCTATGATTTAATTATACCAAATTTACAAAAGTGTGTCAAGTAAAAAATGAACCATTCTTTGGTACGGAAGTAACTTTTTTATTAGGGACAAGAAAAAGGATACTTAGTTGAAGTATTGTTAGATTGAAGACCCTCTATTTTTTACTTAAGGTATAGTACTTTGTCAATATAACCTTAGGTACTAGCGCCGAGGTACTTACATTTGGACATTAAACTATATGGACTTACTTTTTGACCCCTAATTCCTAGGGTATTTAGACAGCTAAATCATTGAAAAATATGCAGAAAGTGTATATAACAATTAGTACCCCACCCTTGGCCCTGCCTGTACCCCCTGGAGATAGTAACCCGAAGTATAGAGTGAGAGGGGATACTTAAAGTAAGTACAATACCCAAAGAAATATACTTCAGGGATACCAAGCAAATACTATCTTGAAGAATAAAAAGGGAAACTTGAAGTATTAATATATTAGCTATCATCTTTGTTGTAAGTACTCTTGAAGATATATCCCTTGAAGCAAAGGGACGATTAGCCCTGGGACTATATTCCTATGGTTAGGACTATGTTCCTACAACCTCTGATTAGTTGACAAAGAGATACAACCTATGGTATAATACAGGATAATCTAGTAAATCACTAGGTTATAGAGAATTAGATTTTTAAGGGCTTTCTTGTTTAGCTCTTTGTTCTTTGTCAGGAATAGACCTAGGGAGCGAGCGAGGGGTTATCGGCCATCACTCTAGGCACCTCTCTTAGAACGCTCTGTACGGCCTTCTCATGATCGATTGTGGGGTGATTTGGGTGAGTTGAGAGAATGTGACGATAACACCAGGTTTTACCTATTGTGAGTTGTAGAGTGGTAGAAAATAGCTTGAATTTACAATCTATGGGTTGAATTTAGGCCATACTTTCGCCATAATCAGCCCTATGATTGGAACTGTCACCGCCATATGGTGATTTGGTTCTCCCCTTTGGGGGTTCTTTAGGCCGGTTCTAATCCGCGCCATGAACCAAAGATGGCCTAGGGCTTTACGCTAGGCACGGTTCCCGCTCCCTTTGAGCGGATGTGAATGAAGGCTCTTTTAGAGAAGGTTTCCGGCCTTAAACGAACCATCACCGATGGTGATTTGGAAACGCAAGATAGCCTTACGCATAGGGCACGCCAAAAGGGCAACGAACGATTTTCGCTAACGTTGGAAACGTGAGTGATTTCAAGTACTTGCCCGGTTTCCGGAGGCGAATTAGTGCTAGATTGTCACGGTTTTGACGTCGTTCCTTACGTGTGATCCGTCCCGCTTTAGTGCGAAGTACACTCCCATATGGAATATCGGAGGTA